ATGGATTTTTGTAAACTGTGTATCTGTTATTGATTGCACCAATTTTTTGAACACCAGCCGCAAATTCCATCTTAGTTCCATCAGTATCAGCAGCAAATCCCGGGATAGACTCAAGGATAGTTGCAACTGCAGGAGATGTTACAAGGAAGTTAGCACCACCTCTCAAAGTTTTTTGGTGAATCTTGTTACTTACTTTTTGAAGTTTAGTACCAAGTGTTTGGAACCATCCTCCTTGAGTATTGTAGAATCCATCACCTAAACCTGTAGCTGAAACAGCACCAGCTGCTACTTGTTCAAATGCGATACCATTCCAAATTGTGTTATTTCTTGCTGACCAATATTCAGTTGTCGGTGCTGCTGAAATTAACATATCAAGAATTTCTAAATCGATTTCCATTGATACGTACTCAGAAAGCATTGAAGTCAATTCAGCTTCAGCATCAATTGAGTGATAAGCGTTAAGATCTTGCGCAAATTCAGGTGTCCAAACTGCTTTCAACTTACGAGTTTTAGCAACGATTGGCTCTGATTGCATTTCAAGATTGATTTCTGGGATATCAATATCTGTACCTGAATTAATACCGCCACTGTTATAAGCAGTTCCTTTGAACGGATTAGTATCTTCAAAATCACCTCTCGTAATATCTGTAGGTTGTTTGCTATAGTTAACTTTGAATGTACCCGCAAGGATTGATGCGTTAATAGTAGGTAACAAAGATCCGGTAAATACAAACGATCCAGTATATGTAGAAGTAATTGTTGAAAATGCTTGAACTGGTTTAACTTCAGTTGCACCTGCGTTAAACGTAAATGAACGTACTGCATATAAATCTGCATTAGTTGGTAAATTTGCAGTTAACATTACAAATTGAGATGAACCAGAATATGCAGAATCTCCATTAACTTGAGCTGCAGTTGGTACAGAACCAGTTGCTGCAGTTACTGCAGAAGATGTTTCGTTGATTGAATATCCGAAACGACCTGCACCGTAAAGACCACCTGATGGATCACCAGTTGTAGTAGTAACACCAAACATAGAGTCATCTGCATTTGGAGAACCAAATGGATCACCTGTTCTGTTCAAGTTATCATTATCAAATCCTGGTTGAGCTGTACCATATTTGAAATCTAAATAGAAAATAAGTCCTGATGGCAAATTCATTGGCTGTACAGAAACGAATTCTTTAGCTGCAAATTCAGCAAAAATTCTTCTTACCAATGGAAGTGCTACACCTGCCCATTCTTCAGATCCAGCTGCTACACCAGTAGCTGAAGCTTCTTTTACTAATTGACGTGCTTGGTTTTCAAGCAATTGAGACATACCTGCTTTTTCGGTTTCGCCTCTCAGACCTTCTAATAGTCCGGTTCTTTCCCACTTCGAAGTCAATGCTTTAGCAGCATTTCTTTGAACGAAGTCGTTTGTTTGTAATAAATTTGAAATACTCATCGTTTTTTCCTTTGTTTTTTTAATGTTATAGCAATCCTGCTAATTTTTTCCATCTTTCAGCCATTTCAAAGCCTTCTGACAATACTTGTGTTGAAATTGTTCTTGGGTTAGGAGCTGTTGTTGCAACTGGCTTCGATGCATAAGACTCTTTAACAACACGTTTCTTTGTAAGTGGACGTTTGAAAGATTCGGCTAATGTTGTAAATACTAATTTTACTTCTCTTGTATTACCTGCTCTATCAAAATTTTCAATTACTTTCATTTTTTGATTTTCAGACAATTCAAAATTGCGGAACAATTTGTTTGTGTAAAGAAGTTTTGCATTAAGAAGATTTACTTCGTTGATGATTCCTGATAATTTTTTTACGGTTCGGTAAGCTTCTTGAAGTTCTGCTTCTTTCTCTTCCATTTCCATTTTTAAATCTTCAACTTCGCCATCGGTACTAGCTGCTACAACGCCTTCAACATCATAATCTTCTTCACGAAGAATTGCTTCAATGATTGAATCGATATCTTCTTCCATCATGTCATCTTCATGGCCGTGCATATCGCCTTCCGGCATCATTTCATCTTCTTCTTCGTACATACCTTCTTCTAAATCGCCTTCTAATTCACGGATGATAGATTCTAGGTCTAATTCTTCTGATCCTGCTTCGTCATATTCTGCTTCTGGATTTGCTGGCATTTCTTCTCCGGCTGCTGGCATTGCTTCTTCTTCTTCGCTTCCGCCTACCATACCCGTTAAATCATACTCACCATCATCGTCAAAATCTAATCCAACGTTAACTGAATCTGGGAAATCACCCATTGCTTCATCACCTGTTACTTCTGCACCAGCTTCAGGCGCTGCTGGTTTTTTCATTGCTGCATCCATTTCTTCTTCTTCGTCTTCAAGTTGTTCACCTAATCTTGTAGATAACATACTTTGAATACGAGGAGCGAAAGCTTCTTGCAATGCAATTTTTGCGTTTGCTAATGCAGTTTCTCTAACTGTATTTGCGTCAGCAATTGCTTGTTTTAGCAAATCTGATTTTGCCATACTGTTTTCTCCTAAAATTTTTTTTTGTTTGGAAGTAAGATTATTTGAAATCTTAATAGAATTTTTAAAATATATCGACGCTATATGAAAGAAAAAATAGCGTATTCTTTAATATATATGTACCCGTATGAAAAACCAGTAAAAAAGCCCCAACTTTTTTGTTGAGGCTTAAATTAATTGTATTTTTAAAAGATTTATTTAAAATTAGAATCTTTTATTTGTTGAATGTAATAAGCACGTTGTCTTTGTTTTCTGTTAGTAACACTTGGCTTTTCAAATTCTTTGTTATTTTTTGTGTGTTCTAAAACTCCGGATTGTTTAATTTTTCTTTTCCAAGTTTTAAGTGCGTAACCTAAATCTTCTCTTGTGGTTCCTACTACATTTACTGCCGAAGCATTTCCTGGAACAATCATTTGATGTTGTTTTTGTTTTTTACTCATACATTATTAATTTATATTTCGGGTCTTGTTTTTGCAACTGGTTGTTCATTTCGGACTTTGAATCTAAAATGTTTAATTTCTGGTTTTTGTGATATGTAACCTTGTATGCGTTGTGATTCGCGTGCGGGATCTTGTCCTAGTCTAAAATAAAAATATCCTACTTTGCCAGACGCAGATGTAGTTTGTTTGATAATAGTGAATCCTTTTTTAGTTGCCCATTCTGATATTTCTTGTGCAACTGATTTAGCTTCTGCAGGATCTCTTAGTACGTATTCAACTCCACCTCTATAATCAATAATACGATTTAATAATTGTGCTTCATCTAAATCTTCATCGCCCATTTTAAGCAAATCTCTAGTTTTAGTTAATTCTTGATTAAATGCTTTTAATTGATCAAGTTGTTTAGGATCGGTACCTGGTATCGATGTTTTTGCTGCTGTTGGTGGCGCAGCTTGTTCTCGCAATCCGAAAAAATCTCGATACAATTTTTTTATTTTATTCATTATTATACCTTAAATATAATTAAATTTTGTATGATATCCAAATTATTCTACATCGTAATATTTTTTTAATCCTTCAGCAATATCTTCATATGCGGCCGCCATCCTGCGTTCATGTATCATGATTTCGGTGGCAGACTTTTGAAGATCATTTAAACTGGAACTTAAGTTTTTCATATGACGATTTGCACTAACTTTTTCTACCACATCGTCATCTGATTCGGATATCATTCTAGATGCGGTTTCAACCATTTTAGTGATTCTTTCAACCATTTCTTGCAGCTTTTCTCTACCATACATAACTTCGCCCATTTGCGAATAAGTTTTCAAAGACTCTGCAAAATATTTTTTATCTTCATATGTTAATGGAGCTGGTTGATCTCCATATACAGTTTGTTTTTCGTTTTCATTTAGCAATGAAATAATTCGATTCAAGTTTTTTGGTGTGAACATATTATATCCTACATTTTCCGTCTTCGCAAAGTATCGATGTTATGATGTCATGTACTCGTGCGTATTTATCTGTTTTTATATTTGTGTTGTTTACTGATTCGTTCATGTGCGTAGGACGCATAAAGGCGCCATGTGTTGAAGGATTTGATACGAAGTCCCAACATATCAATTCAAAATCTTCTTGTACTTCTACTGCACTCTCATTGCGTAATTCTTTAACAGATCCTAATCCGCGAGAAGAAATACCCAAAGTAATTCCAGCACGAAAAAGTTCTTTAAGAATTTTACCAGAAGGAGTATCTAGAACTTGTACAGCTCCATGCAAATCATCACCATTCCACCAAATTTTTAAAACGTTGTGCGAAACGTTGTTTAGGTTGACGATGGATGAATCTGGATGATCTAATTCTCCTAATGCTCTATGTTGATCAATGTATTCTTTTTGATACCGTTGACATTCTCTTTGCAAAATGTTTCTAGGATATATTCTTCCGTTTTGGTTTTTAGCCCCTGCTCTTTGTAAAACTCCTTGCACAACAAAACCACCTGGTATTCCATATGCAGCACCATTTGATTCTGTTAAAGAACCAACCGGTTTAAATGGCATATATTCTACTATTAGTTGTTTTGACATATTATTCCCCTAATGATCTTATTCTTTCCGATATTTTGATTAATCTGTTTGATATTTCCGTTAATGCTTTCGTTGTGCTTGGTCCATATGCAGATGACGTAACGCCAGATTCGCTTTTATATTTAGTACTATAATTTACTATTGTTTCTATTTCGCGAAGTTTTTTTGCAATTTCTCGTATGCTATCTTTAACTTTAATAGACGGTTTAACGTCTCCTGTTTTAAAATCGCGATATCCTTCTATAAGTTGCTCGTATTTTGTTTCTATAACATCTTCTACTTTTAAAGTACGATGTTTTTTAGTAGCAGTTCCTGGACTACTAGATAAATTTACAGATGGATATTTGTAATTTTTATGTTGCCAATCTGCATCATCTAATGAAAATGGAAATTTATCTACGTATTCTTCTTCTTCTGATTCCGGACGTTGATATTGTTCTTCATCGTAACGAAACGTTGGAGGTGTATTTACGGATTCATATTTAGCTTTTTTACCTTGCCATTTTCCTGGTTTAGCAAATGCAGCTGGCGTATTAAAACCAGCAACCGCACCTGTTGTTGACATTTCATCTAGTTCATCGTCATCCATTGCGTTTTTTATAGCACGATCTTTAGAACCTTTGTATTCCATTTCCGGAGATTCTAATTCGCCGTCGCCATCATAATCGCGATCGGATAAATCAGATTCTAGTTCTATGAACTTTTGTTCTATTTCTTTAAGAAATGATCTCATCGAATTTCCTTGAGTTCTTTAATTAAATCAAAATAACGTAGTAAAGATAATATGTGAGATTCTTTGATAGTTTTCAAATTTTCTACATTGCAAAGCATTTCTGATAACTTTTGTACTTTGATTTTTACTACTTTATCGTCTACGGTTTTTGCTGATTCTGCCAATTGTTTTTTGATAGCTGGTATTATGGTTCTTACATAATCTTTCAATGTAGCAGTATCATTAACATTGGTTACGTATTTATTTAATAGTTTTTTCTGAGAGTCGTCTAATCCAGAATATTTTTCATTGAATTTATCAACTAACAATTTATACGTTAACAAACGAATTTCTTTAGGTTGACTTTCAAATTTTTCAATGACAGGATCTTTTTGTGGCGCAACACGTTCTGTAATTATTCCATTATCGATGATAACGTTTTTACATTCCATGATTTGTTTTGGATTATCCGTTTCATCAAATTCAAACAACATGTTGATTGAAGCTAAAACTTTGTAATTAGATATATGTATTTTAGACATATTTTCAAAAACAAATTTTTCAGAAATTTCTTTAACTAGATTGTATCGTTGACGTTTTAGTGCGCTTTGATTCAATTTAGAATGCGCAGCTTTAACGGTTCTTATGTAATCTAATGCCTGTGCTTCGCTTCGAAATTGTTCTTTTAGCAATGAATTGTATAATTGCAATTCTTTAGATAATTCAGTATTACGTCCGAAATGATTTTTAATAATATCGATAGTATCAGATTTATTAGATGACAACGTTTCTGAAGTTAATTTCCTAACTAACATTTCAAATAAAATACCGGTATTTTTGTATTTTGAATGTTTTAGTTTCTTCATAGTTGGGTTTGCCTTAATTTTAAATAAATATGTTTAATTTTATAAAATATTGTTTTCGTCCAACATGGTACCGGAATCTGGATCTGTATTTGCATTTGCATTATACGTTTCTGCAATAATACCATATTTAGTTTTCATTTTCTTTAATATACTTTCCGTAGCTACGGTTGTCTGTCTACTTTTAAATCTTGGATCTGGAGTAAATGTAGTTTTTTGATTTTCTGGATCAAACGCTTGTTTTAATTCTTTTCTTCCGGTAGGATCCCAACCAAATGCATTTTGATGTTGTCCTGATTTAATTCCTTCTGGTGGACGCCCGCCTTTATCTTTTTCTTCTACTTCTTTGCTTGACATATGAACGGTTGCTAAATCGTGTGGCGTACCATATGATACTCCCGTTACGGCTGGATCATTTCCTTCTTGTTCGATTTGATTTTGACGGAATCTTAATTTAAGATCTTCAATAACATTGCTTCTTTCTTGCAACCATTGATCTTCAGCCATATTGAATATGTATTCATATATGTATTTATCTGATACCAATTTACTGTCTTTCATAGCATTTGCTAACTGAATTTTTTCATTCATTAATGCTACTTTTTGTTGATCGTAAATTATAGATGGTGCAGTTAATTCTAATTCAAAACCAATTAAATCTTCTCCTTCAAATCCTTGAGAATATAAATGTACTATTGCAATTTTTGCTAATTCCGATACTACGATTTTTTGAATACGTTCAATAGTTCTAGCAAAACGAATATCCATTGATGCTAACGTAGTTTTTCCTTCTACACCTTCATCATAACCTAAAAATGGTTTAGGTATTTTAAGTGCAGCCATCATTTTATGTTTGATGTATTCGATATCTTCCATTCCGGTAAAAGTCATACCAGGAAGTGTATCTATGGTAGTAGATGATTGTCCTCCTCGTACTGGCAAGTAATAATCTTCTAACATGTTATTAAGATTAAACTTCAAATTGTAATTACCAGTATTTGGATCGATATGTGGAATTTTTTTCATTTTATTGATGATAGTTTCCATGAAGCTATCAACTTCATTTGGCGGAATATTACCAATATCAATTTTAAAAATACGTTTTTCTGGAGCTCTCATTATACGATGTATTAGCATCGCATCTTCCATCATCATTAATTTTTGAAATTCTTTACGTGCGCCTTCTAACATGGATCTACCATATGGTAAAAAGTTAGAATCGGATAACATACGGAAATGTGCAATTTCATACACATCATACGTTAATTGTTCAGATGCTATGTTTTTGAATTTAATTTCGTATTCGCCGGTAGCTTCGTTATATTCTTCCCAACGTTCCATTTCATAGCTAGAATATGGACGTGCATTAAGAATACCAACTCCTTCTGCAATATCTAGTTTTAAAAACAAATCGCCGTATTTAGTCATTTGGCGAATCCATGACCATAAATTAAATTCTATATTTAGAATATCATAAAATAAATTGTAAAGAATTTTTTGTATTCTAGTATTGTTAGTACGTATTGTTAGTACATCTCCAAATTGATCTGCTAATGTAGATTCGTCAGAATATATATCTAATGCTGAAGATATTATTGGATCTTTATCCATCATTTCGTAATCTGCATACAATTGCATACGATTTTGATGCATATAATAATTAGAATCATATCCACCCATTCCACCGACACGATGCTTATTTGACCCGTGTAGACGTGTATATCTATCTGCTACTTTGCTTTGAGCTAAATTACCAACACTTTGCAAACGATTTGTATCTATTACTCGTAGTTGATCTTTTCCGTAAGCACGTACGATAACATTGGTACTAAATAGATTTTGTAAACGTTTTCTTAATGACGCCATATTTCTTTTTTAATATAAATATAACTATGTACAGAACCTTGGCGTTTTTTAAATAAGCCAAGTTAAATCTTGATCGCCATCACCAGGATTCCAATTCCATCCCGTATCAGTAGGTTTAGGTTTACCTGTATATATAACTGGATTTGTTTTTTGAAATTGAGACAATGCACGTTTATTCAAATCAATTCCTTGTTGACGTAATTTTAATGCCGTATCTCGTAGCCACAATGTAATTGCAAATGACATTACTAAGTCATCGTTATAGCCTTGTTGTGCTTGTGCTTTTCCATTTAACCATACAAATACTAGCAATTCTTGTATGAGACGTTTGCTGCGAATTAACGGAGTTTTTTGACGCATATACATTTCTAATGCAGATATCATTAATGGTCTAGTACGCGATGTAGTTGATACTCCAGGAACCATTTGGCTCTTATCCTTCATATCATAACCTTTTTTCAATTGCACAGATGCATCGGTATATCCGTCATCTTTATATGTATAATGTAAGTTTTGATAACCTCTATCTAATGCTGGTTGTATTGCAGCCCAACCAATGTTTGCATTTTCAATTGCTAGCAACGCATTGTTCCATTCCGTAGCTACTGTTACTAACATGTTGCCGAAATCATTAGGTGCAATTTTACCTTTATATTCTGCTACTTGCCTTACAGATTCTACATCAAATATTTGAAACGTGGAAAAGTCAGCACCATCACCTCGGGCAACGTCAGCTACTACTGTGTAATCTTTAGCGTAATCTGGATATTCCCATACCCAATAATTTCCATCAAAGCCGCGTCGTTCTACTGGATCTTCACAACGTTCATCATATTCTAAAAGCAATGGGCCATCAACTACAGTATGTCCGGAACTAACAAAGTCACAATCACATTCTTGTGCTGCACCTCGTTCTCCTAGTAACTGCGTTTGTTCATCTCGCCAAGCTTGATCTCGTTCCGGATGAACTTTCCAATGCAACCTGATTGTATGAAAGCCATTTATTCCAGATTCAGCATCAGCCCATGTTTGATGAAACCAGTTACCAACACCATTAGGAGTTGACAATACTATTGCACCCCCACCCGTTGATAATGTTGCTTGCGATGCTATCCATATTTCTTCAATATTGCGAATAAATGCGGCCTCATCAACTATTAGCAACGATAACGCTTCTGAACGTGCTCCTGTGGTTGCTGATGATACTGCTTTAATTTGCGAACCGTTTTTAAATTTTAATGATAGTTTATTGTCAGCTTCTACCGTACCTTTCAACCAACTTGGTAAATTATCGTGCATCACTCGCACTTTAGTTACTAAGTTTTTAGCTACTTCCTGCGTAGTTGCAATAACTAACACGTTAAAATCTTCTGCAAATAACATGCTCCATAAAGCAAATCCAGCTGACAAAGTTGAAATACCTAACTGACGAGACTTGAGAATAACATTGTAACGGTTATCTCGCAATTCAGATAATGAATCTTCCTGAAATGGAAATAAATTAAATTTAATTTTACCTCGTTTAGGATGTTGAATATAACAATAATTACGCATAAAAAATACAGGATCTTTAGCACACATCATGTACTGTTGCTGTATTATCTGTTTTATACTTGGCTGAGACATTGTTATTTTACAACTTCAATGATTAATTTGCTAGTAAGTATAGTAGTTAATATTCCTCCACTAAACCAAATTGCTTTATGATCATACCATTTTGTTTGAAATCGTTTTTCGCGTTCTACATACAAATCAACATTCTTTTGTAACAAAGCAATTTGTTGTTCTCGATATGCAATTTGCATAGAATCCAATTCAATCAATTTGCCTTGTTTTTCTAACAAATGTTTTTGTTCTAAAATAATTTGATCGTTGATATCATTTAATTCAGTTAAAGAATCCAACGTAAATGATATATCTAAAATTTGTTGTTCCGTAAAACACGTATCTGCAATTTGAGAATGTGCGGTTAATGGAAACAATAATATAACTAGTAACTTTTTCATGAGTTGATGTTTTTAGGTTTACGACCTCTTTTTGTTTTATTTAAAATATTTTCTTTAGCTTCAGATACCGTTCTAGTTTCCGGTTTAATCTCTTGCTTTTTTTCTTCCAATTGTTCTATAGATTGTAATTGTTGTTCGATTTGTTGTTTTAATTCGTTTCTTTGTTCATTAATTACTTCAACTTTTCCGTCAATTTTATCAACTAGTTGTTCGTTATCATCAATTTGTTGTTGAAGCGTATCTAATTTTTTAGCATTGCGTCGTTTTGACGTTAATGTAAAAATTGCAAAAGCAGCTGCAACAGCACCTACTATAATCATCCAATATTTTTTAATTGTTTTCATCATCATTTCCATTTAGTTTTTTTAAAAAATCTTCTTTAAATTTATCAAATTGTGTTTGTATAGTCGCATCAAATTCGTCCGGTGTCATTTTTGCAGACCAAGTTTCTTTTTCGCCTTGTGAATTTGTAACAAATTCTTGTATCTGAGTGTATGCTTGTTTTAACATTGCTACATCTCGTTCAGCATCTGCTAACCATGCTAATGCATTTTCTCGTATTTTATTGCGTTCGTAATCTTCATATTTGCCGTCTTTTTTTAATTCATGTTCCATTTCTATTACACAATCAAAACACATTCCATGAATTTTTCTCATTTTTTCATTCAAAGGATGTTGTGTAATGCAGCTGCATGTTTCTTTACGGCAATTTGGATACGTTCTTAATTCTTCACGTATGGTTTGCAATACTTCAGATATTTTTGGTTTTTTGATACGAAAACCATCTTTTTGTTCGATTACATAGGTTACGCCGTTAGTATCAGTTTCTTCCCATACTTCTCCAACATGATGTTTTTCATTTTTCTTTGCCGTTTCGTCGGCATCTGAAAATCCCATGGATTTTTTGGTTTGAAACTTGTGCGTACCATCAATCATTTGTTTGACAGCTTTGATGTTTTGTAACTTTTTAGACATATAACTTTTTATGATTTGGTTTCTGTTTCTTCAGATTCAGCTGGTTCGGATTCAGTTGATAACGTAGCTATCTTTTTTATAGCAAATGATCTAAGCAATTTGAAGAAATTTGATTTGTCTTCTATATCAATTTCTTGCATTGCACTTTTTAAAATTCTATTTAAAAGTTTAATCTTACCAATCGCACCTTCTTTTGCTAATCTACTGGAAACATTGTTTACGAGTTTATCAGTTTCTTCTTCTGGAGATGGTTGCGCCGGTGCTGCGGCGGCAGCATCTGTTGGCGGTGTTGCTCCTGCATCAGTTGGTGGCGTTGCCGCTGCATCTGTTGGAGCTGCAGCATCTGTCGGTGCTGGTGGTGTTGCTCCAGCTGCTGGTGTACTAGGTGCACCACCTCCCGTTGGCATTGCGCCCATATCT